TGTTATAGAATCTATTGCACCTTGAATCGTAAGGTAGACACTTCCCACGCCATCATCACCATTTTTAGCTACTACAACTGATTGTTGGTATGAAGGTATATCTGCCAGACTTACTTGATTTGCCCCGGCACCCCAATCAACGGCAAAATCTTGAATATCATCGACCAAAGAATCCCAGTTGATCCCGCCGCTCTGCAGCTCCATATTCTCCACTGAGGTCCAGTTGATCCCTGCGGTCTGCAACTCCATATTCTCCACTGAGGCCCAGTTGATCCCTGCGCTCTGCAGCTCCATATTCTCCACTGAGGTCCAGTTGATCCCCTCTGTCTGCAGCTCCTCGTTGATCACTGAGGCCCAGTTGATGCCTCCTCTCTGCAGCTCCATATTCTCCACTGAGGTCCAGTTAATGCCCTCTGTCTGCAGCTCCTCGTTGATCACAGAGGCCCAGTTGATATCATCGGTCTGTATTTGACCAAAAGTAATTTGCTGACCTGAAAGCTGCGCATAATCCTGACCGGCTATAGTTACAAGCGCTTGATGATTGGTGGCCGTAAGACCGCCAATATTATCATGCGTTATATTTCCCTCAACAAGCGTAAGGAGGAAATAATCTGTCCCAACTAAAGCCGCCGTAAGTAAATGATTAGCAGAATAGATTTTATAAAACTCTAAATCAACCACGGATTTCTGTTTAAATAAACCGACGCCAAGAGATCCCACGTTTGATGCTGTATTAGATTGGCCGCTGGCTCCAATAGTATCATCCAAAGTATCAGCGACCTTCTGCGCTGTGTCATCAGCCGGGGAAAGACTCCCACCGAAATTTGACGTATCCATGCGGACGTCTTCGGCTTTTGGCTTATAGGCGAGCGCCGGCAGGGTACCCGTCAATACCATGCCGACGATGAGACTGGCCGGACAAACCAGTCGAAGGATCTTTTTAAAATTCATCTTATTCAAAGAAAGCTGCAAATTTGTCAATATACGGAAGCCCAGCTGGCGCCACCGGGAAAGAAACCCCTGTTCTGTCTGATAACTCATTATAAGTTACCCCCTTTTCTGCTAATACTCCATTTTTGAAAAGCTGCAATGTACCACCGCGAAACTTAGTCGGGAAAAGAAAAGTCGTTGTCACTCCATCACCTTCAAATGTATATGGCATGTCTACCTCCAATAGAGCAAATTCTGACCATACAGAAAATTGCATTACAACAGCATAACTCTTTGTTTTCTCATCCTCATCATCCTCAACAAACTCTGTGACTAATTGCAAAGATGATGCCTCAGTTAAAGCACGTCTGATCGCTATACCTAACTCTTGGGCCTCAGTATAAGTATCTGCCCAGGCTTTTATCTGAATCCTTAAGAGGTCGAGGTTGCTATCTCCATCAAGGCTATTGACCGGATCCGTTGTAATGACTTGATAAACAGCCGCCGGCAATATTGTCTCAGGTGACTGCTCTAATCTCATGGGAAGAAACCGAGTCGCCATAATATCAATGACATCTTGGTCGGTTGTGATAATAGAATATATTTGTTGTAGAACCATATTATTTTAGTGGTGCAAATTTTCTTATGTTAGATCGAAGTTTATCCTTAATACGTTCAAACGCCACATTTTTCTTTCTTTCAAATGCAGGAACAAGAAAAGGCCGAGCGGCTATATATTTAGTTCCAAATTCATGGAAAAACCAATAAAATGCGTTCCGATTCTTTACGCCTTCTCTTCTTCCTGCTCTAACACCGATGATATAGGACACTCTGAATTTTCCACCCTTGTCTTTTGCCCTCTTGACATAGATCGCTTTTCTTTTAAGCCTTCCTGTGCCTTCTGGCGCCAGGCGTTGGGCTTCTTTCTTAATTACTTGAGCGCCGGCGTTGACAGCTGACCGAAGGGCTTTTCTTGCAACCTTTTCACCTAATCCTCGCAGCTCTTTGTCTAATTCTTTTAAACCAGTTACTCTAACTGCTGGCCCATCAGCCATTTGATACCCCCTCGGAACACATCAGCTGCATCTCAACGTGTTTCTCTTTTGGATCAATAACGCTGTGTATATCCAGGATCCGGGAGCCGTATAATATCCGCATGCCGGCTGTAACGCCTAATAAATACCTGATCCGGACGCGGCTCGTTAATTCAGATTTGATCTGTTCTTGCTGTGCCCAAAACTCTCCGCCCTGCAGCGGCTCTACAGCTGCCCAGACAGGGTGAAATGTATCCCAGGACCTCTGGGGTTCACCTAAATCATTAAACTCCGGGGATGATGCAACTAATTGCTGGATAGTGATTCGTTTATTGAGGCGGCCGGCGGATATCATATACCCATCCCGAGCCGATAAACCGACAGAAGCCTCTCAAGCGTGGGATTTGCCGTCAATATCTTCTCGGTTTGGGCTTCTCTGTTTGCATAAAGATCGCCAACTTGCATAAGCATGGCTAATCTCATCGAATCTGGAAGAGATTTGGAAAGAAGGGGACTATCTCCGGGATCACTATACCCGGACACATATCTTACTTTTATAGCATCGGCCGTTTTAAGCGCCACTGGCCAGGCTCCGACAGGAACAATTTCCCCCGGCTCAGAATCAAGTGATTTATAAAAATCCGTATTTTCTACGAGTGTTTGCTCAACGCCGGATGTATCTTTGTACTTGACGGACGTAAGGCTAACAACCGGCGGCCGTAGGATTATCTGCTGTCTTCCTACCCATGGAAATGGCCCAAGGACTGTCTCTAAGGTCTGGATCCCGATCGCGCGCTCAAGGTAGTCCTCGCACCATTGCCGGGCAGCTGTGATCATGTTCTCGATTTCAGTCGTTTCGGATGCCGGGAAATCTATATGCAAGAAACCTGATACCTCAGATACAGTAATAATTTCTTCCGGTTGTGTAATTATTTTAATTAGCATAACGCGTCCTCAAGATTCACTTTCTTAAAACAATTAAGCGCGGATGTACGTGTGGCATTGATAACTTCAACGCCCGCATCGTACAAATCCCGCGCTAAAGAATCGAAATTTTTTACCCATTTGTTATACGGAGAATGTCTATTCAAAGGCGATGGGTATTCGCCATGCCAATGGCATTTGTTGCCGGTTTTCTGCATATCCATCCCTAGCAGGATGATTTTTGATGCTCCTAATAAATATGCAAGATTCATGGCCTGATAACCTCCATTTTCGCCGGTATGAATTATTTTTTCTTTACCAAGGCCAGGCCCTTTTCTCGCGGCAACATAAGACAGCTTGTATCTATTAGATGAATCTAGATCCTGTGTCCAACAATCGCCTGGAAAAGAGCGCCTGACCTCTTCAATATACTCATCCCACCAAGGGCCGTCACATGCATAAAGAACATCGGCCCATTGGGCCATTCTAAAAGATGTATTTATGGTTAGGACGTTTACGGTTTTTTCTTTGCGCGTTTTCTTCTGGCCGGCTTCACGCCAGGCCCGGACTTTTTCACAATCCTCTTTGGTAAGACTAGACCCGCTTGCGATGATGACCCAGCTCCCTGTCGACCGCCGGCGGGAGGAGTAAAATCCAGCGGATCTTGCCCCTCCCTAGTAGCGGCCGTCTTAACCTTAGGAGAAACTTCTGGTTTCACCAACTTAACGAATCCATGGGTAATGAATGCCTGCGCTTGCAGATCACTAGCTTCTAGGACCCGGCCGGCATGCACATTCCCAAATTGAGCGCTAATAAAAAACCTTTGAGCTATTACCTTTGGCATAATCTCCCTCAATTACGTTAAAATTAAAGAGTCAAATCGCCATAACGAACAGCCGCCGGCACATACCCAGCCAACGCGGCACGCTTTTCAGCGCGGATTGTGATGAGATTCTTCTGGAAATTCGTATCATCACTTTCGCTCATTTGGACAGTTGTCTCTTCTCGAAGCCAATATTGGAATGCAATATCAAAATCTGCAATCAATACTTTGCCAGCTGTCATGCTATTTGTGACGATAACTGGAAGGCCCCAAAGGAACGGCCCAAGCGCTGATCTTGGATCCCCGATAATATAAAGATTGTTGCTATCTTTGGATCTTTCGATTGCTCCCCAGTCAGTAGGATTCAAGATGATGGCAGATGCTTGATAATCTGCGCTATCGATCAGATATTTGACCCTATTGATTGTATCCAGCGCCGTATCTCCACTTATAGGCGTAAACGTTGTGAAGTTAGGGGCAATCGTCATGCCGACGAGATTCTGCACAACACCGTCACCAGAAACCAGCTGCTGATCTTCACGTCGATCAACACCATATCGCAAGCGCGTATCAACATAAGACATGAGCGCAGGGGCATCATTGCGAATTTGTGAAGTAACCTTTAACCAATGCGCGATCGTTACGACCGGCGTATTGGCTAACTCAAAAGTCAATACACTTTCTGGCTTTGTTGCGGCTCCTGCTGTTTCAGCTGCATTGTTCGTCCAAGCTAATTCCCGGGTAAACTCAACCAAGTTACTGACCGTGGTCCCTGAGGGAAGGATATCTCGAACGCGCAATCGACGAAATGCACCAGGAATGATTCCAGGAATGCGCTGCGTCTGCACAATCGTATCATTGTTGGCTGGCGGTGAACCACTCTGTCCGCCGATCGTGTTATTTTGAATGACCATCTTAAAGGAATTATGCTTTCCAGCCGCAAAATCCTTATATAGATCACTCTCAATAACCAACATGCCAAGAGATTTTGGCTCTAACTTGCTAGACTTAACACCGGCAACAAGTTTCTGTTCGGCCTCAACAAGTCTGTCCGAGATTTCGGTGACTTGATTTGCGATCTTCTCAGCTTTCTCAACGATTGTTTTGACCTCTGCAGAATTTTCGTCAAGACCTTTTTTCTGTGTTTCTATCTGCGCCTTAACCAGATCCTTAATAGCTTGATCGGCCTCAGCTTGGGTTTGCTTAAACTCCTCAAAACCCGTTTTTAAATCTTGTAAAATTGTTTCTGGTGGCATATTAATCCCCCTTCATAATGGTTAATAATTCTTGAGCTTGATTTTTTAAGGAATTGGGATCACCCGCAACTCCATCGATGGCATCACGCTCACCGATCGCTGCCTTTAAAATTTCTTCCCGCTCTTTTCTCGAAATTCCCCTCTTGCCGAGTGCGGCTTCAATAGTTCTCCTGGCCTCTGCCTTTGTTTTCTTATCTTTGCTACCCTTATCTACCGTTTTTGTCGGCATTAACTTCTCTGCAAAACCTTTATCAACAGCTTCTTTGCCATTCAGCCAGGTATCATTGTCCAACATTTCGACAATTTCCGCACGGTCTAGGCCGGTTTTGCCCTCGAAAATATCCGCTAAAGCTCCGTCAAAACTCTCAAAATCATCAGCCGCTTTCCTGAATTCAGCCTTATTCCCGCAGAGACAACCCCAAACATTGTGAATCATAATGAATCCGATCTTTGATATCAGGATCTCATCACTGGCCATAGCGATGACAGCTGCAGCCGATGCCGCCATGCCTGGGATCTTAACAGTGACTTTACCTTCATATTCGGCTAACAAATTATAGATTGTTGCTCCTTCAAAAAAGCTACCACCCGGGGAGTTTATCGATACTGTTATATCGTTTCCGTCTGCCGCTTTAAGCAAGCTGGCCATTTTCTTAGACGTAAATCCTTCGCTAAAGAAGCTGCTGCCAATAGTCTCATAGATCGTTATCGTTTCACTATCATCGTCTGCAGCTCTCACATCTTCCTGCCAACGCGCGAAAATTTCTTTCTCGATCCTGTTTTCAATATTTGAAAAATCTAAAACATTCAACAATGGAAGCTTTATTATTTTCATTGGTTTTCTCCTTTGGTACTCCCGAGTGGGACGACTTGCTGTTGGATTCTTAATATATCGCCGCCAGGATAATCAATAAGCCCTTCCTTTTTCCGGCATTCATTAATAGTCTTAACCCCACTTGCGATCGCTGTCTTATATGCTGTATATCTCTTGCTCTCATCACCACGAAGCAACTGATCAAAATCAAATACAGGGATGATCTTCCGTCGATCTTCGGGCTTCAAAAGCCAATTAGTTATGCCGGCTTCAATACGTTCAACATACGGCCTAAGTCCTAGCTTGTAAAACCCGTTAATGATCTGCTCAATCCCGGATCCCCAAACGGTCGAGGCGGATGTATCGTTGATCAACACCGAAGGAACATTGAAAAACCTGGCGATATCTTCCGTCTGGAAACGTCGTGTCTCGAGGAATTGAACATCCCGGGGATTCATGGATATAGGCGCGTACGTCGCGCCGGCTTCAAGAATTTTTAGCGCATCATCGCCACCTTCAACAAGATCACTAAAATTTGCCCGGATGGCTTCCCTCTGAGGTCCTTTCAAAACTTTATCGATCATCAAGACACCGGATTGTTTAAAATTATTATTTGCGATCTTATTCACCCGGTCTTCGGCGCTGATCTGAACGCCCATGCTATTTCTCGCATACTCTAAAGGAGATAAGCCCATCACCCCATTGCTAAACAACATATTGTGCCACATATTTTCTTTTGCAATTATAGTCCTATCCCTGCCTGAGCTGTATACGTATGTAACATTCCCTACGTTGTCGAGATCTACTGCGACCTGGGGAGACATATACGGCATTAAGGAGATCACTTCGCCTCCTGGGGTCCTATCTATTCGATGATATGAGTTGCCATGCAGCGCATATTGATACATCAACGTCTCAAAAAATTCGACATTTGTCTGATATCTATTAGGTTTCTTAGTCAAAAGATGAAGCAGTGGATGATCAAACACTTGCTTGAGTGCTCCACCGGCTTGCACTTCAAAAAATTCTAACGGAAGGCCTGCGACAGTCTCTGCCAATAATCGAACACACGCAAAAACCGTACTGATTTGCATTGCTGTGTCCGGGGTTACGGCTCTCGCTGTTAATCTCCCGCCGGCCGGCGCACCAATCTGCTGTCCTGGCGTACGCGTCGAAGTCCCCCACCCCCTAAAAGACAATATGCTTTTCCAGATTGACAACTTTACCTCCATAAAAAAAGGAACACTTCGTGCGCAATACGCTGAAGTGTCCCTTTATTTAGTTAGCGGAACAATTTTATTAACTACCTTAGTCTATTGAATTATCCAAGAAGTGTCAACAATTTTCTATTATTTTAATGTGAGAGGGTTTTCGAGGAAGCCATCAAAGTCTTCATCTTCTTCTAATGGAATGATTCCACGGATCGCCATTAATAATGCAGTCATATCATCGATCTTGTCTGCGCTTTTCTTTTTATCCGGGGCAGTATTCATGTTTTGATCGTATCGGGGGACCAGGTTAGAAGCGCACCAGGTCAACACCGGATCCCCGGCATGTCTGAATCGGCCTGCAATATAAGCTTCTTCAAAAAATTTCATGCAAGGATGATATGATTTAGGTCCTTGAATAAATGGTATCATTTCGATATCCTGATTGGACAACTTATTCGCCAACTGAGCTGCGTTCCAAGTATCAAACGAAATATCAACTAAATTAAAATTCTCGTTCACTTCGATTACCTTTTTAAAAACGATATCATAATCCGTGACCTGTCCTGGCGTTTCAATAATATGGCCAGATTGAACCCAGGCTGTATATGGAACAAGATTTCTTTGTTTGCGGAGTTCTATTGTTGTCTCGGGTACCCAGCGCCATCCATGCGTATAAATAATGTTGTCGATAAGCCACACAAGCCTGAAGGATGTCAGGTCCCGGGTGCTTGCAAGATCTAAAGCGCCGGAACAGGGCTCGCCTTTCAGGAAGTCAAGGTCGATTTCGCCGCGACATTTCTTCCATTTATTAAGATCTATCCATCCCTTCACCGTTGAGCTTTGCCGGTTTACTCTCTTAATTAAAAATTCAGCATGCCGGCCAGGCATAGCCTTTGCTTCCTTGGCGTCCTTCTTAAGAGCTTTTAAAAGAATATCGTTTTCCTCGAGAAGCGGATTTGCTTTAATCCATACCTTGGGATCAAACTCATCGTCGTCTTCATCGATACAATACAGCATAGGCAAAAAATGATCAGCCTTAATAATCCCTTCAAGAACATTCTGTGCAAATTTCCTAAGCTCAGGCCATGGCCCTGGCGTTTCATAGCCTTCAGTTGTTGTATAAAGAAATAACGGATTCTTCCGGGCGCCGGCAGCGGATTGGATAACATTTAATAAGTCGTGTGTTCTGTGCGCATGAATTTCATCAAGGATGCTGCAGGAAGGATTGAGACCGTCTTGTGTTGATGCCTTAGCGTTGATTGCTTTCATTAAACCGCCATTACTATAGCAAGCAACGGCCCTGGTGAATGGATGCAAATCAAATGCTTCGCGGAGATCCGGTGTTCGTTCTACCATACGCCTGGCCACATTAAAGACGATTCGCGCTTGATCACCGGTTGTAGCTGCTGAGATCGTTTGCGGTCCGTTCTCGTTTTCCATAGTCAAACAATAAAGGCCGACCGTCGCGGCCAGTGTGCTCTTTGCGTTCTTCCTTGCTACGGCAAAAAGCGCAGATGAAAATCTTCGGGATCCGTCATGATTGCGGAAGCCGAAAAGATTAACAATAAAAAAAACTTGGAAATCTATTAACTCAATATTCGGAGTATCCCATGTACCTTCAACATGGGGCAGGTTAGATATAAACTCGCATGCATTGGCGGCCTCGTTTTCATCAAAAATAAAAGGCGGGTTATTATTCCCCGCCGTTTTAAGATCGCCCAGGTACCTCTGGCACGCCAAGCGGATCCATTTGCCATACTTATGTCTACTCTTTTTTGATGTTGCGGCCTTTGCGTATCTTTGTGTTTTTTGTGTCCATTCGTTCATCTTTTATCTTCTTCAATTTCTCGAAAGCATTAACCTTTCTTTTTACTGTAGAGCTGCCGTCTGACTCTAATCGCGATCTTGCGGCCGGCGTCATGCCCAGCTGCGCGGCGTATGTTACCATATCAGCCTGCGCGCGGCGGCTAACAGTGATTAAAGGATTTACAGTATAACTATTATTGACCTTTAGAATTAGAGCGCCTAGCTTATTCTCTTTCTGCACGATCTGGATCTCTCTTTCTGCAGCTACCCATCGCGCATAAGAACAACAGAACGCGGCCAATACAGGACCGTCAATAATCTGCAGCACCCTTACTGAATTTAATAGTTCGATAGTCTTTTTCCAAATTGCCTTCTCTTCCCTGGACAAATGTCGTGGCCGGGACGGCGGTGTCGCATATCTCTGCTGTGTGCCCACGTTATTTTGTGTCATCGGCAAGTTTCCAGACATAACTTTTAAAAAAGGCTTCTTTGGTATCGGCCCTCTCTTCCCCATATCATTCCTTACCGTTAATCTTTACGGCCTTTTTGCCGGTATATTCTTCCCACCGCTTAATTATAACATCACAATACAAAGGATCGATTTCCATGCCATGGCAAATACGATTGGTCTTTTCGCATGCGATCATGGTTGATCCGGATCCTAGAAATAGATCGAGAACGATCTGGCCGCGTTTGCTGCTATTAAGGACCGCTTCTGTGATCATGGCAACCGGTTTCATTGTTGGATGTATAGCTGACCGAACCGGTTTATCATAACGCCAAATATCTGTGATCTGTTTTTTACGTTTAACCTGGCCCTCTACCTTCCCCTTCAGTTTAACTTCAAATCCATGGAAACATATTTTCGTATATCCATCCTCGAATTTTGTCTTTACCTTTTTTAGGCTTTCCCAGACATTCGGAATAGCCCTGTCTTTTATAAAATAATGATTGATCGTTCCCTTGGGCCATCCATACATAATTGCTTCGTATGTTTGTTGATAATCTTTTCTGCCAAGAGTAAAATTATTTTTAACCCATATTACAAAATCCTGCCAATGTCCACCATTCTCCTCAAATGCTTTCTTAATTGTGTCCATTTCAATTGTAGACATGCAAATATAAATACCTCCGATACAGAATTCGTTAATATTCCTACATATTTCCGATAGAAATTCAAAATATAAGCCTCCATCCATTTGATCATTAATCATTGGCTCTCTATCATTCTCTCCTTTTTGGCTCATCCCTCCATGATAATCC